ATGAGAAAGCCTTATAGCCTATCGGAAGACGAATTCAACAAACTGCAGCGCGCTCAGGAATCCATCCAGTTGATGTCGATCCTGCTTGATGAAGTGCAGCGGCCCAGCACGTTCACGCCTGGAATGCTGGCGTCGTTCATGGCGTTGGTAGGGGAAGACATGGGCGGGGTGTTGCAGTCGGTTGGCGGAACGCTTTCGCCACGTTGAGCTTGATCAACGTCTCCGATCATTGACAAAACAGGTTGTCAATTGCGGCTTCTAACTGTGCCAGGCGGGGCTGCAAAAATGCGAAGGGTTACGTTGTAATAACGCCAGAAGTGTATTACAATGTGGGTACTCAAGGCCTGCTGCACAATCGCTGCCTTTGAGGTATGGACTGGTTAGCATTATCCGATGAGGATCTGCGCCAAAGCAGCGTTAAGGGATTTAACGCCTGAAACGCCCAGGAAGGGATCACTGCTTGTGGGGTCTCGAAAGAGCTAAACAAGCAGATGTGAAATAAGCTAAGAGCGCTTATTCGTCCATTGTGGACTTTTATTTAGAGGTTTATGACATGCGAACTCAAATTAGACGTGTGGGAAACAGCGCTGGCTTTGTTATACCGGCAATCCTGCTTAGGGAGGTGAATGTTGAAATAGGAACAGCTATAGATTTAACAGTTAGAGATGGCTACTTCATAGCCACACCAATTCGGGATAAGGGGCGACCAAGAAGCAACTTAACCCTGAATAGTCTCATAGCGAACTATGTTCGACATGAAGACGAATTATTCATAAATCCAGTCGGCAATGAGGTAATAAAAAATGATAATGACACTGAACACCCACGAAGATGCGGCTCAACTTGAGCAGGGCGATATCATCAAGGTCACGCTTAATCCAACCGTAGGGCACGAACAGCAAGACTGGCGTCCTTGCGTCGTAATGTCGGTTCAGGAGTGGAATGCTGCTACCCGAGGGCTTATCCTGATCTGTCCTCTGACGAGCAACACGAATCCCAACCCTAACACGCAAGCGCTTTGGATCGATGCCGCCCAAACCGACTGTGGTGTATATGGTTCTGCTATGCTCGACCAGATTCGTTCGATTGATGTAGTTGCTCGGCAAGCTAAAAAGGTCGGGCGAGTAATCGACCAACAAGCAATTGACCACCTGAGCATGGGCCTCAGCTTGATCGTAGGCGTCAATAAGAGTTTTTTTGGTGATGATAGTTAGTAATTAAGTTGGGCGTAGGGCGAGCAGGCTAACAGCTGCTGCCCCGCCCATAAAACGGGTTTCTTCTTTCTTAGAGTCTTAGTGGTCAGACTAGGCCTTTAGAGAAATATGGCGGCTTTCGCAATATATTCAGTGAATGCGCCCGGATAGTAGGGGCCTGATCGACATTGGGAATGTACATTGAATGCTTTATTGCTTATATGTGTGTTCATGTGCTCAACAATGTCGATCATGCCCCCTACGTCCGTGCCCGCTGCATGGGATGCATGCCTCTGCATTTCAAACACCCAGATTCAAAGCTTTGATACGCCCTCCAGCTCGCATGGCTTGCCAGATATCTCCGGTTTTTCAGCTTCATGGTCAGTATTTTCAGACCCATCCGACATACAAACCATCCCCTTCGTGCCAATCATTGTCCCCTTGCGAAAAGGACCATTGCGCTGTCACGAAGGGGAATCACATGTACAAGCCGGGCCAGACAGCCACAGATCGTCGGATCCGCTTCGACGTCGACAGAGCGTTCTGCATTTCGTTAACCGAGCGTGAAGACAGGCGCAAGCTGTTCCTGGAGACCGTCGGGCCACTCATTTCAAACCCGATCGACTTCTTCATCACAGAGCGCTGTGACGACCCTGTACGAGGATGCTACGAATCGCATCAGGCCATCGCTAGGCAAGCGCTTGATCAGGGGTGGGAGAGGGTGCTGGTGTTTGAGGATGACGCGCAGCCTTACGGCATCAGATTCGCACAAGGTTGGTGGATCAACCGATTCATTCGTCGGAATAGATTCCAGGCGCTGCACTTGGGCTACAGCATGGGCCGAACCTGGATGACCTGGTTTCCCTTCATAGCTCGTGGAAACGTGGTGGCAATGCATGCCTACATCATATCCCGTGACGGTTGCCGGCTCTTGGCCGACACGCCCTACAGCGGCGTGCCTGTCGACGTGATGTTCAAGCAGAGCATGAGACAACATTGCGCTTATCCAATGTTATATCGGCAGCACGCGGCTGCGGTGGCCGGGAGCAACATTCTGCTAAGCGCAATCAACGAGGATGACTGGTGGCAGCGAAACTGGAGAAAACACTGGGTCTCGCTGCTCAAAAACTGTTGGCGAACGCTGCTCCGTATCAGGTTTTGATCAGGATCCGCCCGATCCATTCCGCGATCTGCGTAACGACGGCGTTTCCGGCACCGAAAGTCTCTGCAAGGTTGGCCGCATCCAGTCCGAGGCAAACCCCATCATCCTCAGACGCTCGCTGCCGCTCAACCATCTGATCCCATCCGTGCGGGTGAGCGACGAGAGTGGTGCAGCCCATAGAGATTTGGGAAGCTGCCTTGTTTGCCAACAGAGTATAGGCAGCCCAGGCATCCGCGGGCCGTGGCCAGCGGACCGATTGAGACGCTGGAGGTATTGCGTCCACTGGCGCGGCGTCAGCCAGGAACTCGAAAGGGGGCATTTGTCGATGACCTGCGACCAGGAATACTCGACGACGTTGCTGGGGGACTCCGAAATATTGAGCATTAAGCACTCTCCAGAATCCCACATACCCGCAGTCCGCAAGGGCCCTGATGACTGTTTCAAAGTCTTGGCTATCGTTGATAGCGAGCAGGTTAACGACGTTCTCAAGGACCACCCAGCGAGGTTGAGTTTCTTTGAGGATTCGTATGACTTCCCAAAAGAGCCCGCTGCGCTCGCCTCGCAGGCCTCGGGTGGCCCGGTTACCCTCTCGGTGCCCTGCGACGCTGATGTCCTGACAGGGAAATCCTGCAGTGATGACATCAACGGCTGAAAGGTTGTGAGCCCCACACTCGCGCACGTCTTCAAACTGGCGTGCATGGGGAAATCGATCGGCAAGCACAGCCCGATTGACAGGGTTGAGCTCGACTTGCCAGGCAGAGCGGTATCCAGCGTTTTCAAATCCGACATCAAAGCCTCCTATGCCTGCGAACAGGCTGCCAATGGTGGGCTGCTGCATTCATGAACTCGTTTTTCTGGATGCTCGCGGCGTTCTGGCAGGGGGCTCTGGGCCTTCATATGGTTGAGTGTCCGGCAGCGCGGGCACTTGATCTGTAATTCAATGAAGCCGCTGATCGCGGCGAGTTTGCGGCAGCAATGGCCGCACCGTATTTCCTGCATTCATTCACCCAGTGATTGGCTTCAACTGCCCGGCCAGTGCCGTCGCAGATCCAGCATGGCCCACAAACTCGCCAGCGTTGGCTGGCGGCGGTGTCGGGCCATGTATGTGTGTAGCGATAGAAGTATTTGTCTGTTCCACGAGATCGATCAGATCGCAAAGCACCTGCAGCACATTGACGCCCTCGGACCCGAGCCACGTTTGGGGCGCCTGCAGTCGTTGCCCGACCGCAGCCACGCTTTTACGCAAGCCCTGGATCTGCTCGTGCATGTCACCGCCGACCGTGGCGTTATGCTTCTGCCCGACCACCAGGTTCAAATCCCGGCCGGTGGCCATGTGCAGATCGTCGATGGCCGCCAGGCTTGCGGAACCACCTGAAAGGAGCTTCAACGCGCCCAGCGCCTCGATCTTCTTGATGCCGCCCACTGATTCGGTGCTGTGGTCGTCCACCTCAAGGGTGCTGACCTGGTAGCGTTCTGTGTTTTCCAGCGCCTGCACCTCACGCTCGCTGGCTCGATCGGTAATCCTGGCATCCGTCTGGCGCAGCCAGTTGCCCTCGGCGTCGGCGCGTTGCTGCACTGCGTCGCTGTGCTGCCACAACTGATCGCCTTTGGGCACTTTGGGCAGGCTCAGGCCGTGCGGCAGGATCTGCAGAATGAATGGTTTGTTCGGCAGACCGTAGGCAAAGCTGACCACCACAGTGGTGCCTTCCTCCGGAAAGGCATAAAACCCCATCTCGGTCCCGCCGCCAGGTACCGGCAGCGCAACGCCTAGCAGGTGAGGCAGGGCCGGGTCTGCCTCACCGTCAGGGCCGAGCACTTCCAGATCTACGCTATAGCGTGGCCGAAAGTCGTCGCACAGGCCTGCGTCAGCGGGTGGGTCGGCAACGGCCAACACACGGGCAAAGCGCGGCAGGTGATAAGCGCCGGCCAGTTCGGGGAAACGGCGCTCAACGATGCGGGTTACGGCGTCTTCCATTTCAGCACCATTTGCGTGCCGGCCAGCGTCACCGATGTGATCCGCTGGCCTTGGTTGATGGTTGCACCAGGACGCAGGCCGGGCAGGGCCGCAATCTCGGCACTTCGGTTGCCTTGGTGACTGTCAAACAGCTCGACCGGCAGTTGCAGCGCGGGTCTGCCGCCCCAGTAACTGTCTGACCAACTGCCCACATACACTTCGCCGTCGCCCTGCTGGTGCCACACGAAGTCGGGAATACCGAATACCTGCGCCAGACTGTCCATTGCCTGAATACCGCCGCCCAGGGAATAGAAGTAGGGGGTCCTGATTTTTGAATAAGTCGTGTCCGGAACCCGGAAGCGCAGGCCGCTCAATCGACTGACCTCGGCCAGCACCGCGCTCAGGTCTACGTGACGCAGCGCCATGGCCAGCGGGTAACTCAGGGTTGCGGTGAGCTCCCTGCAGAACAGCACCTGTTCCTGGCTATTGGCGGTGGTACTGCGCTCGATATAGCCGACGAAGTAGCGCTGCAGCGGCTTGTCGTTGTACCCCAGATCCAACATCACAAGCCCGCGCTGCGCCGTGGAGGCCTTGACCCTGAAACTGGCGCGCCCGGGGTTGCGCAAGTCCAGGCGCACCTCATCGCTGATCAGGTCGGCGGGGGTGCCGTTGATGCTCAGCACTTTGTGCAGCTTCATGGGGTGGGGCCCAGATAGTCGTCAACACGTTTCAAAATGCTCTCAAAGCCGCTGAGCTCCGGGGCCGATGTTTCTGGAGATGCCGAGGCGTCTGCGACGGCGTTGCCGGGCGCACCTTGCTGCTGCACTTTGTTTTCGGGGCGTCGAGTCTCCACCCGCTCAGGGTTCGACAGCTTTTCAGTCAGGGTGAACTGCACACGCCACGCTGACAGACTGTCATCCTCGCGCGCGCTGATAGCGTCGCTGAATGTCACCTGACGCACGCCGAACGCCTCGGCCGTGTCATTGACCACCCGGTACGTCTTGAGCTGCCCACCGCCACTCGTGGCCTCGGCCAAGCGCATGATGTTGACCAGGTGCGCTCGATCCCTGTACGGGATCAGCAGCGAGACGGTGAGGGCTTTAGGCTTGAAACCCTTGTGTGAACTGTCGGTGTTGCTGGTCTGGCCGGACATGTCGGCGCTCTCGATGCGCAGGTTTGCGGCTACCCTCAGCGTCTTGCCGTTGATCTTTTGCCCATCAAGCAACAGCGTCATAGGCCCACCAGCTCCTGGACAAAACTCAGCCCTTCTTTTTGGCCGACCAGCATGACGCCGGCGCACAGCACCCATTCGTGACCCGGCGCGGCTTCGGAGAGCAGCGATCGGCGCAGTTCAGCGGTATTCCCGGGGCCGATCATGCGCGCAACCATCGCGGTTTCTGGCATGGGATTGGCCAGTTGATCCTGCAGACCTTTCAATTGTTGATCCAGCGCTGCAGCCTGGGCCGCCTTTCGTGTTGCCAATGCGGCAAGATCTGCCAAAGGCGAGCCTTCTGCCGTATAGCTTTCCAGTGCGGACAATTGACCGGAAAGCGACTGTTTGGCGGCTTTGGTAATGGTGCAACGCTCCAGAGGCAAGGTGCCCCAGTGCGGAAGTTGGCCGGCGCTGGGTAATTCCCACTTTTCAGCCTCGAGGCGCGACAGGTGGCGAGCGCGTTTTTCGGTGCGCTGCAGCTCGGGCACCGGCATCAGCGCGTTGAAACGGGACAGCGCGCCGGCGAGCTGGTCGTAATGAGTGGCGAGGAACATCAACACCAGGGCGTACTGCTCACCATCAGTTCGCAGCGCAGGAGTGCTACCCAACAATTTGTCGGCGAGTAGTTTCACCAGATTGGGGGCCGACAGGAACCGCTGATAGCCACGCCCCTGACCGACGCCGCTTTGAAAGGGCGTAATGGTGATGCAGGCCGGCGCCTGGCTCAGTTGCCCGGCAAGCGCTGCGCGGCCGGCATCGACCGCGGCTTGCGCAGCGGCCCCTACCGGTCCCGGATTGACGGTGGCCAGCCCGGCGAGCTCCGCCAGGCGAGTGGCGGTGCTCCCCAGTTCGGCACCCGCAAGGTTCTTGGCCGGTGCCAGATCGTCCATCCATTGGGTGGCCTGCGCTGGCCACCGCATAGCCACTGGGGACCAGGTCATGCCTGAATGCTCCATTCAATAGCGTTCATGGCGGGCAGGTCTTTGTTGATGAAAGTCTGAGTCAGAACCTTTTTCAGGCGCTCACCCAGCACCAGAGCAGCCTGCTTATGTTTGACGAGGTGTCTACCCACGTTCTGCAGTTGTGCGGCGGTGTGTTTGCGGTAGACCTTTTCATTGTCTGTGCCGTAACACGGACACAGGGCATCGAATTTGCTCAGGATCAGGCCTGTCAGGTTCACCTGATCGACCAAGGCGCTGTCGTATCGATATCTGTCGCCCAGCGCGTCGGAGTCAAAGCCGGACTCTATGTGGCGGGCGCAGCTGCTGTTGATCATGTCCAGCTTTTGCTGATGAAGCTTGGCGAGCATGGTGTCCAGGTCGTCGACCCAGCGGCCTCTCTTCCAGACCTGGCCTGGCTCCGGCTTCATCAGCGTATAGCCGTTGGGGATGGGATCAATGCCAATCAGGGTTCGTGGGCTTTGAGTGATCGTGTGATACACGATCAGGCCATCGAAATAATCCACCAGTTGCCACTGCTTTCTATCCCAGCGAGCGGCTTTGAATTCAGGTATTTCAACCGGCGGTTGAACCTCGACACAGCCACCCGGGATTAGAAACACGCCGGGATCAAGGGGCGACTCTTCGGCTTCGACAGTGCCTACATACAGGCCGTTATGGTTGGTTTGGTAGACAATCTTGCGACTCATGAGCGACCTCAGTATTTGATGCAGACCAGTAGCGCCTGGTTGATAGGGCGAGCTTCGTTACCGCCTGCGGGGTTTACTGTGATGGCGTGTGAGTGATTGCCACCGCCTCCAATGCTGACGTTGTGTCCGTGCCCGCCTGAGTAATCCATGCCCACGACGTGCGAATGAACCCCTCCCCAGTCAGTGGGCGCTGCCCACCCTGCATGGCCGTTGGCAGCGGTCAGGTTGGGGCCGCCTACACCCACTTCGCTATTGAGCGCCTTGTAAATTCCATGTTGGTGATGCCCCTGTTCATCGGTCCAAGCCCTATGCGCATGCTCTCCCTGCAGGTCAGTCCCTGCGCCGTGGATGTGATCCCCGACAGCCTCAGCGGACGCTCCGTGATCGTGTGCCAGGTTCTGGCTTTGCTGAACTGTGCCGATGCCACGGCCGGGGTCTATTCCTCGGGCGTCATCCCAGGCACGTAGAAACAGCCCGCGACTGTCACCGACATTGAACGTGGTGCTGCCGTCACCCGCGCCGTAGCGCGTGCCGATCACGGCAAACAGCTTGGAGTAGGCGACGCGTGACACGTCTGCGCCGTTGCGCTTGAGCCAGCCAGGTGGCGCAGCCTCCATATCAAAGGCGGCAACCATGCCGACGAGGGAATCACTGATCCGCTGATCGAGGTTATTCAGTGCGGCGGTGGTGGCCAGAACGTCGCTGCTGTTGCTAGCTGGGTCATCGCTCTTGGCGTTGGGGAGCTGATCAAGGCCAACGTCTTCTTTGGTCGTGGCCCTGGCACGCAACTGGGCATAATCGCCGATGCGCGACGCGAAATGCTGGACGAGAGGGCTGGTTATCGGCTCCACCGCTCGCTTGTCGGTGATGGTGGCCGAGTCAGGAAGCTCTGCCAGAGCAATCAGGTAATGACGGACGCCGGCACTGTCTGCGTAGTCAGCAAGGGCCTCGCCCCATTCGACTGATAGCGCCATTTCCACACTGCTTGCATGACGCACCAGCGCAACGTCGAGCCAGGCCTTGGCGGGCAATGACGGCACGTCGGCAGGCAAGGCGCTGGCCAGCTCCACTCGGATACCTTCTAGGTAGGCGATCCCGGGCTTGATTTGATAAACGTCATCGGTGTTTACCAACTGCAGGCTGTCTCCGAAGAAACATGCCCGCCCAAACAGGTCTCGACTCGACAGGCGCTCCCGCTCATCGATGTCATGCAGGCGCACGGTGAAGTCATGTTGCCAGGTGCTGGCGTCAATCGTGACGTTGGTCAGCTCTTGGGCACCGTCAAACGCCAGCATCATGTTTCGGGTGACGTTGTTCCCGATCTGCAGAGGCAGTATGTTTTTGCGTTTTTGCTGGGTAGGCACGTAGGCCACTGATACCAGCACATCTTCTGCAGACTCAAGGCCGATCCAGTTCCAGTCAAAATCGCCGACGTCGCTGCCCAGCATCAGGCTGTACACCACTTGGTTGGGGTTCACGAAACCTTTCTGGGTGTACGGTTGCGTGTGGACAATGTGCTCGGGTGGCGGCTTGGGGGCGTCGCGATCCACAGGGCTTTCGGGGTCCAGATCGGGAACCAGAGCGAATATGAAGCGTGAGATTTCCAGTACTTCGTGAGCGGCTTGCTTTTGGGCTATCAGCTGCTCGCCTGCTTTGGTAAAACGGGCGGCCATGGGGGCTCCTACAGCGTGGCGATGAGTGTTTGCTGGTCATCGTTGAAGTCGACCACGCCCACCAGTAAAGAAACCGGAGTGATGGTCACAAAGTCATAACGTCGGCACGTGCGGCCGTACTGCTGGATGATTACCCGCAGCAGCTCCGGGTTGGCCGAGAGCTGCGAATCGCTGAGATTGAGGATCACCACATCCCAGTCCCGTTTGGGCAGGCGCTCTTCGATCTCGACATAGCCGACGCCGAGGCGTTTAAGGATGCGCATCAGCCCGGCCGTAGATCCGGCGTCGACTGAATTGATGAAAGCGAACCTGACGCGTAACCGGTACAGGCTCTCCGGCTCTCCACGGAAGCGGGTGATATCCCGTTGCCAGGCCAGCAGGTCGAGAATGCTCAGGTGGCAGCGCTCGGGGTCCATCTGCAGCAACGGCCAGCGCATCCAGCCCTCAACGGTTTCCCACCAGGCTTGCGCGCTGGCTTTGAGCTTGGCCAGCTCGCCGGCATTGAGCCAGAACGGCAGATCGAGCTTAAGCATCGAGCAGCACCTCCAGACTCTGGATTCGCGGAATGTTCAGCGCGGACACAATGTCGGTGTTGGCGAACTGCAGCGATTCGATCCGGGGGAACCGCTCGTGTATTTCCTCGCCCAGGCGGCTGAACGAAAACCTCGACTGTGGAAAGGTCAGGGTCGGCTGATAATCGCTGCTGGTACTTTCCCGGAAGGCTGCGCGGATGAACTGCTCGACCTGGGTCTGCAACTGCGCGCGCTGCTCGATGCTCAAATTGGCCCGTGGCCAGATGTTCAGACTGATGGCGTGCTGCGTCTCGGGCATGACCATCACCAGCAGATCGTCACCATGGCCATGGTTGCCGCCTTCGCGGATATAACAGTTGATCGACTGCAGATATTCGTCTGCCGGCACACCGGCCTCAAACAGAACAAAGGCATTGGCGCTGCCCGGGCCGCGTGGCGCGCTGTGATCGAAGTACACGCCATCAGGCCGAACACCGGAAAAGGACGCGATCATGGCGCGGTATACAGCGTCGGTGTGGTACTGATTGACGGCGGAAAACTGGTTGCGTGTGCGTAGCCGCAACTGGTCGTTAGGCTCCGAATCGGCACCTGGCTGGGTCAGCCAGCTGTCGGTGTTCACGACCTGGGCAATTCCCGGCACTGGCACCGGTAAAATCGCGTAATACCCCGGTGCGAGGCTGTAACCGCTGCCGGCCTCGATCGCCTCCACCGGGATGGCCAACTGCGAAGCCCCATCAGCGAAAGTGCCCGGCAGTGTGGTTTTCAGTTCGTAGACGTGACCATTGATTGCCGCCGATTGCACCCGCGTGCCGACCGCTACCTCAAGGGCACCGGCCGCGGTGGTGCGGGTGAACAGCAGTTCACCCTGCGCCTTTGTCGACGGCTTGCGCTCGACGTTCACCGCCCAAGCCAGCATATCCAGCCAGGCATCCTTTGCCGTCTTGACGAAAAAGTTCGGCAGCACGGTGTCGACAATGAACTGCAGCAGCCACATCACTGGTTTGGTCACCAGCGCAGTGATGATTCGCCAGAACGGTGAGTAGGCACTGGTGTTGCTGATCTTGCTGCCCTGTTCAGCAGCTTGCTGTTGCCAGGCTTTTTTCAGCTCAGCCTCGGTGGTCGGAATACCGGCGTCGCGCAGCGCTTCCTTGAAATCCACATCGTTCATATCGTCACCTTGATATGACCGAACTTCACCGTGGTGGCTGTGACCAGGTAAGTGCCCGGTGATTCCGGCAGGATCCGGGCAGTGCCTGGCACCAGACGCTCGTCTGCTTCGACCAGCAATTCCATCTGTTGCCGGCAATCACGCTGGCGCAGTGGGTCGCGCTCGGCCACCAGTGTCACCAGTAACCCGCTCTCGCGGATCATGTGTGCAATGTCCTGAGCAATGCTGGCCCGGTCATCAATCAGCAGCGGCTGGTGAGAGGGGTCCAGTACCAGGTCATTGCCGACAATCAGCAGATCGACATACTCACTCATCCTGCCATCTCCATCAGGCCTTCCAGCTCGTGGGTGGTCATCGGTTTGCTGGTATGAATTTCCAGTTTCTCCACGTGGGTGCCTTTGTTCTGCGAGCTGTTGTTCTGAATGCTGGTCAGCAGGCCGCCGGGCGGTACCGCCGAGGCGCGCGTGGGGGAAAGTGACGGAATGGCAGCATTGATGGTTTGCTGGGCGCGTTGTGCCGCTTCAAGACTGTCCAGATTCGGACCTGCCGGCAGTTCACCGAACTGGGCTTTGATATCGACACCCGGGATCTTGTTGAGCATGGCGATCAGGGTGTTGATCGAGTTGTGAAAGATCGCCACGATCCCGTCCCACGCAGCCTTGGCCATGCCTGACCAGCCGCCCATGGAATTGAACCAGTTCGCCAGCGCTGCCAACTGCTCGCTGACCCACTTGAAGGCCGCCGTGTTCATCAGGGCGCTGGTCCACTCGTCCCAGAAATACACGGCAGCGGCTATCACCGCTACCAAGGCAATGATCCCCATCACGATCCACGTCACCGGGTTGGCCATCAGCGCAGCGTTGGTCATCCAGATCACGCCTTGCCACAGCATCATTGCGCCTTTGACCAGGCCGAGCCACGCCACGAAGGAAACCAGGGCTACTACGTACAGTGCGACCAGCAAGATGTTCATCAGGTAAGCCCCGACGTTTTTCCAGGCCACCAGGCTGAGCAATTTCCACAGCGCAATCACTGGCAGGGCCGCTGTGCGCCAGACCCCGAACGCAAAGGTCAGCAAGGCGACAATGGCGGTTAACCCCAGAACACCCAGCGCGGTGAGCCCGATCATCCGAGTCAGGTTGGGAAACAGCGTGGTCCAGCGCACAACAGATGACCCGATCGCTGCCAACCGCTCCATGACCGGATTGAGCGTGGGCAGCAGCTTCTGACCAAAAGCGATGCGCACTGCCATGATGGCCTGCTCAAAACGTTCCCACGGGTCGGCGATGGTCTTGGCCATTTTTTCGGCCTGTTCCATGCCTTTCACTTTTCCTAACTGGTCGATGCTATTGGCGAGCTCACTGGTTTTCGGTAGCAACTGAGTCAGCAGCCCCATGGCCTGTTTGCCGCCAAATGCCTTGCTGATCTGGTCGGTTTCAGCTGCATCGAGCTCGCCATACTTGCCTTTGATTTTGTTCAGGATGTCGATCATTGGCAGCATGCGGTTGTTGCTGTCAGTAAAGGAAAGACCGAGTTTTTCCTGTGCGCCAAAGGCTCCCGCCAGGAAGGCACGGTACTTGGTGCCGGCTTCGCCACCGCTCATGGTGGCCTGCAGCGTGCCCAGAATGGCGATTTGCTCCGATGCCTGGACTCCAGCCGACGCAGCGCTGGCACCCAGCGCGGTAAAGGCATTGCTCATGCCTTGCCCGGTCGTCTTGAACATCTGCACTGCGGTAGCGGTTTGCCCGGTCAACTGCTCAACCCAGGCACCTTTACCCATCGCATCGGCGTTTTTCTGAAAAATACCGTACATGGTGCCGACGTAATTGGTGATGGTCGCAGCGTCTGCCTTGGTGGCCTTGGCGAGCACGTTGGATGCATTGGTAAAGGTGGCCAACTGGGTGCCGGTCAGTCCCGCGATGGCGCTTTGAATGTCATAGGCCGAGCTGACAAATGCGGTGGCGCTTTCACCGTAGGCAATACTGAATTCCAGCGATTTGCGGCTCAGCAGATCCAGAGATTCAGCGGCTACGCCAAGGCTTTCCACCTCGCCTAGCGCTGCGTTCTGGGCCAAGGCGGGGGCCATAGCCGCTTTCAGAGCGAAGGCAGCGCCGATCATGCCGGCCATACCCAGCCCCATCGTCTTCATGCTTTTCTCACCTTGGGCGGCCAAGTCATTGAACCCGGCTTTTACCTTGCCTACGGGCTGGGTCACCCGGTCAACCAGGCGCAGGATAAAGTCGAGTTTGTTTGAGGTAGACGAGCTCATCGTGAGGTCCCGATATTAGCCTTTGAGGGCGACGGCGATGCCGTTGGATACGGCAATCTCCATGCGCTTCCAGTATTCGTCTTCAAGCCACTTGGCCGTGCCCAGGTTGTCAGCCGTTGGCTCGGCCCCGGGCATCCAGCGTTCAGTCAGGGCCATCAATTGGCCAAGACCGTCCTCGCTCAGGCGTTCAGCACGGCTGAGGGCTTTTTTACGACGATCTCAACGTCTGGTGCGTACTCTTCCAGTAATGTGCCGGCCAGTTGCATGACAAGCACCGGGTTGGCCAGCAGCAGGCGCAGCGCGTCCTTGTGAGCTGGAACGATGGTCGTGATCAGCAGGTTGTTGGAAGGCGCGACCTTACTATTGGGGGTCAAAGCGTTGAAGTACTTGGTCACGTCCTGAGGAGCCAGGCTGAATGTGAATTCCTGTTCGCCGACTTCCAGCGTTATTTCGCGATGATCGCTCATGGGGTGTTCCTCTTGTTCAGGTTGGCAAAATAGGCGTCCAGGCAATGCTCCAGACGTTTTTCAAAACGGTGTTCCAACTTCAACAAGGCGCTGTCAGTAGCTTCCTGTTTGCCACTGTGCTTTGCCATCTCAATGCGTAGCTCCATGTTCTCCCTGCGCGCCGTGCTGACCTGGCGAAACAGATAAACCTGAAAGCCCGCAATGCCGGTCAGCAGCACCTCGGTCAGTAACAGCATCACGCTGATGTGCATCGGGTTGAGTCCAATCATGGCCAGCTTCCTCTGCCGCCCAATCGCACGGCTTGCCACATCAACCAGGCCAATGGTGTGGGTGTGCCTTCCTCGATCAGGGCGTTGTAAAAGATCATGTCTGCTTCGCGCTTGGTGAAGCGGTGGGTCAGGCTTGTGTAGATGTAGTCGTGCACAACGGACGGGCGTCGGATGGTCGGCCCTTGGGTATCGACCAGGCGTCGGGCCAGACGCGGCACGCTGGCCAGGTCCGACAGGTAACCGACTGGCACCACGATCAGTTGCGATTGTCTGGGCGTTGGCAGCCGATATTTCAGCGGTCCGATTACCTCCCAACGAAGGTGGCCAGGCCTGTGTCGCAGCTCCAACTGGCTTTCAAAAGGCATGGTCAGTAGCTCCAGATCATCGGGCTGGCCAGGCGTCCGCCTGAAGGGGCCAGGCCCAAATGTAGGAAACGTGCCGAGCCTTTCTGATTGATGCCAATCCGTGTAAAGCCCAAGGACAACGCCAGGTTCAAAAGCCTCAGCGCTTCGGGGCCACGACACGAAACATCGACTGCCGTACCATCGCAGTGCTCTCCGGGCGTAGCTTTATGCGCTTCATCGGGGTGATGAGCGCAGCGGTAGGCGCTGCTCAGCAGCATGGGTTGGCCGAACAGTTCTCGTAATTGCTGAACCAAGCCCATGAATTCAGGGTTCATTTCGCGGCCTGTGCTGTCACACCGACCGCATCGGCAACGCAATTCGGCGTAGATGAAGTTCGCCCAGGGACTGTCGTTCATCAGCTCAGGCCCTCGATCTCGCTGGCGTCCAGGTACGGCACGCCGTTGATGCGGATGAAGTCCGGGCTGGTCACGTCGAACGGGACCTTATGAGTGCTTTTCTGTCCGCCCTTGGGGTCAATGTCCAGCAGACTGGATATCTTCAACCGACAGCCGAAAGCCTCGACGCGCAGTTCATCGCTGGCGGTCTTGGCGAAAAACAAGATGTCGAACGGTTCTAGCTTGCGGAACGAGCCCGCACGGCCAGCAGCCTGTATCAGCACGCTAAAGTTAGCGCTATCGATCTCAAGTTCGCCGCCGGCCCCTACATCGCCATCTACATGGCCGTCCGGTACGCCTTTGGTCTGGGCCACAGCGCTGTTATCTGTGATGTCGAGAGTGGCTTTTTCAATATGCACCTGCAGATCGCCCAGGTTCACATCGAAGTTCATGCCGCTGATTCGGGCCATAGGGTTATTCCTCGTCGTCCATGGACAGATCCAGAGCGATGTTCGCCGTCAGGTCCTTGGGGCAGTTGAAAGGGCGTATCAACAGATACGCCACGATGGTGGTGCGGCTTTTCCAAAGCAGGGTGATATCGCCGTCCTTTGGCGACTGGATATCGCCGGGGAACTGGATGCCTGCGAACGTCGCTGATCGAGACATCTCGCGCAGCGGGCGCATCAGCGTGAGCTTGGTGGACGCCATGCTGTTGGGGGTGCTGTTGACCTTGCGATCGGCCACCATCTGAATCAGCAGAATCCGGACGCGGCGGGCGGCCTTGTCCGCAATGCGCAGGTTCTCGACAACGGTGTAGTCGCTGCCTGGCGCATCAAGCATGTTGGCGTCGCCCCAGAACATGCCGGGGTAGTCCGGATAACTCTGCGGCACCGAGAATCGCAACTTGTCCAGCTCGCTCAGCGTTGAGGACGGTAGTGATATCCCGTCCTTGTCCACAGGCGTTGGGCCAAGGCCGATCAACGCGCCAGTGGCCACCCGCATGGGGCTGTCTGCAATGCTGACCTCGGCGTTCGCCAGGCGACCAGCGAGTACGCCCAGATCGTTACCGTGCAGCTGCGGCACAATCAGCACGCGCGGCGCTGCGATATCGCGGGTAATTTCCAGTTGCTCCAGCCGGTAGGCCGACCAGTCCAGAGTAGGGGGGAGACCCGCGCTGGCGGCCATCACGAAGATGCGACGGCCATAGCGGTTGTTCAGGCTCACAGCTGCGGCGTTCATCGCGGTCAGTTCGGCGCTTGTGGTCACCGGCTTGGTGATCACCACGGCTTCAACAGACACATTCGCCTCTTGAGCCATGTCCAGCGCTTGCTCCCATTCCCCATCAGCCGCGATAGGCACGGCCGAGCAGGCCCAGCGATTGCCTCCGTTTAGGCGGGCCGCGATGATCTGAGTTTTCAGGTCGCTGTATGCGTCGCCCAGCTCGGTGTCGAGGTCGCTTTGGGTGTTAAGCGCAACCAGCTTGCCGACGTTCTTGGTCGCCGGACCTATAAACAAAAAATAGCGCTCGATCTCCGTCACCGGGCCTTGGCCCAGGTTGAGGTTATTGACGCTGACTTGACCTTGGGCCATAAAACAGTGCCTCGTTAGCGGGGTGAGTTCAGGATTTGTCGCAGCACCAGGTTCACCAGTTGACTGGTTTCACTGGTGCTGGCACCGAGGATCTGACGCGCAGGCAGCTTGATGTTCCAGCTCTGCGCACCACTGGATTGGGCTTGTTCGCCGTCCAGAACGCGGATCAGTAATCCCGCCCTGGTGTAGTTCAGGTGTTGCCGGATCCACTCCACGGATGGGCGTGTCGGGCTTTTTTGGCCGACCTGGCGAGTTTTGAAGCCCAATCGGCGCAACTGCTTGGCCTGCTTTTCCGTGGCGGCAGCGCCCTCAGACACCTTGTTCCACTGACGCATCTGTGCGGCGGTGCGCCGTTCGGATATGCCGTAATGTTGCTGCGACGCGATCCAGCGGGTCAGCGTGTTGCGCCATCCCAGCTCAGCCTCGACGCCGGTCAGGCGGGTGACTTCAAGAAGCTTGCCCAAGCCCGCCTCCATCTTTTTCTTGCCCTTGGACGTGCCCTTACGGGCCTCAAACGAACTGCCGTCGATGTTCTTCTGGTCGCGGATGCGCTTTCTGCTCAGGCTGCGCACACGCTTGACCACGTTGTTCAGCAGGCGCTTGCGCTTGGGCAGCGGCAGCTGCATCAGCGCCAGGAGATTCTGGGCTTCAAGCATCCCGCGAATGTCCAGATCGAGGTGGTCACGCGCCATCGCGGATCACCTCGCCGGTTTGCGCAACCCATAAATCAAACGGTACGAATGACCAGGTCTTGCCAAACGCCTCGATCTCGCCGGCAGGGTCCTCGGCCAGATACAAGGCTTCGGTGAACTGCAGGTTTACGTCGACGTCGGCCGTGTCGTTGTCGAGCATGACCACATCGAACACAGCATTGGGCAGGCCGTCGCGATCCTGATCATGGGTTTCAAGCCAACTGCCAACCAGTGCAAACAGGCGTTCCGGGTGATCGGCAAACCGCTCGATCGAGATCGTCGCGCCGTAGTTCATGTCGCCCATGCGCATGCCCTGGGTGTCGGGCTTCCAGATCAATTGCACCTGGACCTGTTCGGTCCAGCTGTCGAGCTGTTCAGGCGCAACCAGCTGGTGCGACAACAGATAGGCGGTCAATGCCTGGAGCTTTTTCACAGCAGTGCCGCCGTGATGCGGCCACGGCCCTGCAGTGAGCGGACAGCGGCCTGACTGAAAGCAAGGAAGGTTTCCGATCGTTCCGGCAGTTCCTTGCCGATGTTCTCGGCGCTTTCGCGGCGATTGACCGTGGCGAACTGGGGCAGCAGGCTGGCCTTGGCACGGGTGTAGACGGCGCGTTTGTAGGTCGCCGCTTGAAAGGTGCGCTCTGGCAGGACGGTGGTGTCTGCGGATTCAACGTTTGACACGCCAGAGGCTTGCCAGCGCGCTTTAAGCTTGGCCAGGTCGGAGTTGACCTCGATCATGGCCGTCGTCAGTTCGTCGACCAGCATCTCTACCAGGTACTCCGCCGGCAGGCGGTAGCCCTTCTGAAATTCAGCCACGGAGAGGTTCGGCCAAAAGCCGTCGTTCTCGATCGCTTGTTCCACAAAGGTGGTGGGTTTCCCGGAAAAGCTCATTGCTGGTCGCTCAAATAGGGGCGGGAAAACTGTTTCAGTGGGTCATGGCCATAAATGGTGGGCTCACATCCACAGTTTCTCGCCGGGGGGTAGTCGGTTATTCAGTGCCGTTGCCGGCGTTCTCGTTGGCTTGCGCCTTTGCCAGTGCCTTGCGGCAGTCGGCCAGGCGTGTCGACACACCGATGCCTTCGTAAAGCTTTTCTGCCCGTTCAAAGTGGGCAATCGCGGTAGGCCACTCCTTGTGGTGGATCGCCATGATTCCGAGCAACTTGTGGTAGCGAGCCGGAATGCGCTCAAACAGCGCCCATTCGCCATCGACACGAGGTAGCAGGTTAGAAACATAGGGCTCAGGGCTGCGCCTGGCCTTGAATTCCGCTTCGGCCCAGTCGATCACCTGGTCTGCAACAAAGGTCGGAATGTCGCGGCTGAACCGCTCTGGCAGGGTCTGTCCCTGGGACATGGCGAAGTCGGCCAGCTCCAGGCCGTGGGTGAACTGTTCCGTGTCGAACAGCCAGACCAGGACGTACACCAGCACCGAGTTCGGGAAATTCAACCCGGATTCGCGGTAGCGCTGTACGTACTCCAGGTACTTGGGCAGCAGCTCGTTACGCTTGAGCAACTGGCGCTGCTCACGACTGTTGATTGCGCTGATGCGCTCCAGATCGCCTGCCAGTGCAGCCTCCATAAGCTTGAGGTGCTTCCGGGCATTGGCGGGGCTGGATAAAGCTGTATCAGCCGAATACCCGGCGCTACTGGCGTTGGCAGCAGCCACCGCATGGCCTTTGGCAGTCAGGCGGCGTTTGTGCGCCAGAGCCAGGCTCATGGATTCTCCGGCTCATCAGGTTCCACCGGTTCAACGGGGGCTATCACCACTTCGACGTTTTCAGCCATGGCGAACTTTTCCAGCTGCTCGATCACATAGCCTTCGTTGCGGCTGTTGTAATCCTCGACGCGGGAGCGCTTCGGGTTATCAACGGTCTGCTTGCGCCAGCTGGAGTCCTGGAAGTAGATCGACAGGTTGTCGAAGCTGGTGACCACCACCGCGTTGACCGGGAAGAACGGCACGCTGAAGCTTGGCAGACCGCCATAGGTCGCGATGACCTGAGCATCTTCGATGCGTTCTTTCTCGGTCGGCACGTCGCCCTGCTTGGCGTACAGCTTGGCCTTGTCGGAGGCCAGCAGGTCACTGCCAATGATTGCGATCAGATCACCGCCATCACGGACACGCTCGTCGACCATCTGCTTGGTGTCATGCACCAGGGCGTCGAGGTTGGCATAGTCGCCACCTTCGCCCAGCGTGATCTTGCCGGCTGTCAGGCCCTGACTCAGAACCTGCTCCGGGATCTGCTCACGAGCGATCTGCAGCCAGCCCTTGTTCACGTCCTGCAGCATCGGGAATTCAGTGAGGCTGGTTTGCGGAGCTGCTTTGAGGCCGTGGAAGCCGATCATCAGGCGGTCGAGTGCGATCTGCTTCTGCACAGCTGAGGAATAGCGCTGCTGGAAGTCAGGGAACTTGGCCCAGGCGTCGATCTTTGCGTAAGGCAGGCTCACGTCAGACTCAGTTGAATACAGCTCGTACTGGGTGTCATCCAGCGCCGATGCGTCCTTAGCTTCGCGATCGGTAGTCTTGGTGTTGGTGCGACCGGTCACAGGACCGGACACGCCCCAAAACACCTTTTGACCCTTGATCTCGGTCACGCCGATGACGTTGATGCGCTGCAGGAAGTCGGACTTGTGGGTGATCGCCTCGTTGAGTTCCTGGGCAATCGAAGGTTCGACGCTAAACGTCTTGCTGGCCAGCTCGACGCCGTAGGATTCAGCCAGGGAAACCTGCAGGGCCGCGAACATTTTCGCGCCGAATGTGCTCAGTGACTGGGCCATGTCAGAGTACCCGCTTCTTTTTCGGGTCAATCGCACCGGTGGTACGCGACAGGTGACGGCCATCCGGCTTGTCCAGCAAGGCGCTAAACCTGGCTTCCAGCTTGGCCATGCCGGCCAGTACGGCAGCGTTGTCAGAGCCCTTTCGGCTCAACTGCTTTTCTTCTTCGGCGGTGGCCACGATGCCATCGACTGCCGCTTGTACGTCGTCGATCGGTGCCTGCTCAGGCTCTGGTGGGGCTTCTGCGGAACTGTCGATCACCGCCTGAACGCCGGCAGCGACGATCAATAGCTGTTCGATCAAGGCCTGCAGCGCTTTGGCTGTAGCTTCATCCATTGGGGGTTTGCTCTCGGTAGGGGGTTGCGGGGTGGTTTCGGCGGGCACCTCTTCAATGCCAAAGCGTTTGAACAAGCCGGTGAACAGGCTGAACAGCTTGGCCACCTCGCCTTGCGGTTCTTCTTCACCGATCGTCCCGAACGGAACTGCTGCCGCGTAATGCACGGGCTTGCCGGTCTTGCGGGAAAAGTAGAGTGCCTGAGTGCCCAGGCTCGCCGGCGAATCAGTGACGGCCAGACCAGTCAGGTAAGCCTTGCCGGTGGTGGCAAAGTCTGGAGTGATCTCGATGCTGGTAAAGAGCTTTTCACCCTGATCGTTGAGCCACAGCAATTTGTCGTTGGGTTTCAACTGGGCTTCCAGCGCAACCTGACCGGGAGCCAGGCCCTCAACGTCCTCGATCAGGCGCACGGCAAACACGGTGCCGTAGGAGCCTGGCCAGCGCTCATGCTCGGACCAGATGGTGGCCGTGTAGGTGGCGGTGCTGTAGGTCTCTGTAATGTCGCGCAGTTCCTGAGGCGTGATAACGCGACCATCGACGGTTGGACCGCTGGTGGCGACGCGTTTCCAGAAACTGACAAGGGAACGGGGCATGTAAGAACTGCGCTCATCGGTGAGTTGAGGCCCCAAGATAGGGAGCCGTAACGCCGCCAACAATCGATTTGCTTTCGCGTTTCTCCGATTTGCGTGATGTAGGAGAAACGCGGATTTTAACCACACGTTTTCCGCGTTTTCGCCGCATAGACTGCGGCCCATGTACTACTCAACCGAAGTAAAGGAAGCCGCTAAACGCCTGTTTCTACGCCGTCACAAGGCCCGGGAAATTCAGGCGCAGCTCAACCTGCCCAACATCCGGATCGTCTATTACTGGATCCGCCAGGGCGGCTGGGAGGACATGCTGACGGATGAAGAGCCGCTGACTGCCGTCAGCCGGCGAATTACCCTGCTCCTGGAAAAAACCGACTCATTGACCAAGGGCGAACTGGACGAGCTCGACCGGCTGACGACTGTGCGCGAGCGCTTGGCCAAGCAGTGTGCAAAGCCTGTGGTTGCACCGGTACGTGATGAGCAGGAGGACGATGGCCATCGACGTGACGACCAGCGCGGCGAGCGTCGGGATCGTGGCAAGCGCGACGGCAAGAAGCGGGAAAAGAAGGTCAAGAACGACATCAGCGCGCTGCGCGAGGTGGACTTTCTCGACAAGTTCATCAGCAAGATGTACGGCTACCAGAAAGAGCTGTTCGCCGCCAAACAGAACCCGCTGACCGCCAGGATCCGGAACATCCTCAAAAGCCGCCAGGTGGGCCTGACCTACTACTTCGCCGGCGAAGCCTTCATGGATGCGGTGCTGACCGGTGATAATCAGGTATTCCTGTCGGCCAGCCGTGCCCAGTCCGAGATTTTCCGCAGCTACATCATCGCGTTCGCCCAAGCCTGGTTCGGCCTGGAGCTGACCGGCAACCCGATCGTGCTCAGCAAGGATGGCAAGCCATGGGCCGAACTGCGCTTTCTCAGCACCAACAGCAGCACCGCGCAAGGCCACCACGGCCATGTGTACGTCGACGAATACTTCTGGATCCGCGACTTTGAGAAGCTGAACACCGTGGCCAGCGCCATGGCCACCCACAAGAAGTGGCGCAAAACCTACTTCTCCACGCCCAGCGCCGTGTCGCACCAAGCCTACCCGTTCTGGCAGGGCGAGAAATTCCGCAACAGCAAACGCAAGGCTGCCAAGGATCCATGGCCGAGCGACAAACAGATCTCTGCCGGCGCGCTGTGTCCGGACGGTCAGTGGCGCAAGGTCATCACCATCCTGGACGCCATCGCCGGCGGCTGCGATCTGTTCGACCTCGAGCAGCTGCAGCTGGAGTACGACGACGACAAGTTCCAGCAGCTGTTCATGTGCAAATTCATCGACAGCAGCCAGAGCGCGTTTTCCCTGGCAGATCTGGAGCGCTGCTATTCGGATCTCTCGTTGTGGGCCGACTTCGATCCGGACGACCCGCGCCCGTATGGCAACAGCCCGGTCTGGATCGGCTACGACCCGAGCCGTACCCGCGACGATGCGACCTGCGTGGTCATCGCACCACCGCTGGAAAACGGCGGCAAGTTCCGGATCCTGGAGAAGCACAGTTGGCGGGGCCAGTCGTTCAAGTACCAGGCCGAGCAGGTCAAGAAGCTGACCGAGCGTTTCAACGTGCAGCACATCGGCATCGATACAACGGGCATCGGCTACGGCGTGTTCGACCTGGTGCGCGACTTCTACCCACGTGCGACCTCGATCCATTACAGCCTGGAAACCAAGAACCTGCTGGTGCTCAAGGCGCAGGACACCATCCAAGGCAGCCGCATCGAATGGGACGCCGGCTGGAACGATATCGCCCAGGCATTCCTGACGATCAAACGTGGCACGACCGCCAGCGGCCAAGTCACCTACAGCGCATCCCGAACCGACGCGACCGGTCACGCAGACGTAGCGTGGGCGGTCATGCATGCCCTGCAGTACGAACCCCTCAATACGGACAAGAAGCGGCGCAGCCGCTACGCACTCAGCGGATCAACTGACCATGCCAAGACGCAAACCCCAGCAGCAAGAAAAACCGGCCCAGCGGCCCATGCGAGCGTTCACGTTCGGCGCGCCGGAATCCGTGCTGACCGACAACATCGCGCAGTACCTGGGCGTGTTCCCCAGCGACGACGGCCGCTTCTACACGCCGCCGGTTTCACGCCGGGGGCTGGCCAAGCTGCTCAAAGCCAACGCGCACCACGGCGCGATCCCCGGCTTCAAGCGCAATCTGCTGCTGCGTGAGTTCATCCCATCTGCGGGTCTGTCGGTAGCCGAGATGAGTCGGGCTGCCTTGGACTTCATGGTGTTTGGCGAATCGTATTTCTACCGGGTACCCAATCTGCTTGGCCAGATCCTGGAGCTGCGCCACCTGCCCGCCATCAACATGCGGGTGAAGGTCGGCGGCGGGTTCGTCCAGTTGGAACAGAACGGCCGCGAAACCGAATTCGACGCGGATGAGATCGAGCACGTCCTCAACTACGACGTCGAGCAGAACATTTATGGCGTGCCTGAGTACCTGGGCGGGCTGCAGGCGTTATTGCTCAACGAAGCCGCCACGCTGTTTCGCCGGCGCTACTACAGCAACGGCGCGCACGCGGGATACATCTTCTATACCAACGACCCGAACCTGAGCGAAGAGGACGAAGACGAGCTACGCGCCCAGATCACGGCCAGCAAAGGCGTAGGCAACTTCCGCTCGATGTTCGTCAACATTCCGGGCGGATCAGAGAAGGCCATTCAGATCATCCCTGTAGGAGATTTTCAGGCCAAGGACGAGCTGGAGAAGGTCAAGAACATCACCCGTAATGACGTGATCGCCGCCTGGCGGATGAACCCCGCACTGGCCGGCATCATTCCGGAGAACAGTGGCGGTTTCGGGGATATCGAAAAGATCGACCGCGTATACACCAGCAATGAGATACGCCCGATTTGCCAGTTGTTTGATCAGGTGAATAACACGTTGCGAGAGGACCGAAGGATCAACTGGGTGTTACCACCTTCAGTCGCTGAAAGCACTGGAGCTTGATCAAATTGCGGAGTAAAGCATGAGTTGCCATGACAAAATATCGGCGATAGAGCACCCCAGGGGAGGGAGAGAGATGAAGGTAACATGCAAGTGCGGGCACAAAGGGCGGATCGCGTCGAGGGAGCAGCTCTCGATCGAGTTCGTAAAACTTTACTGCCAGTGTCTCGATGCAAAGTGCGGTCACACATGGGTAGCACACCTGACGTTTTCGCACACTCTCAGGCCGTCTGCCCAAGCTATTGACCAGCTCATCTTTGACAGCCTGCAGAACCTGACGAGATCTCAACAGATCGAACTGTTTGCACAACTTGGTACGGCCTGACGTACAGCTGACAGTGGCCGCGCGCGTATCCAGTGCGGCGCTAAATGGCCCATGCCCCCGGCGCCTATCCGCTGCCACATGGCTGTGCCAGATACCCTGTAATACGGCGTACCTGCCTTCGATCATGCTCGGAAAGTTGCCGGTACAGGCCAATCAATGCGGCTTCAAGCTCGGTTACTTCAAGCCACATAGGGCTGATTGTTTCAGGGTTTTCGGTGTTGGAGTTTTTGTTGTCCGACATGCATGCGCCTCTCTTGATTGCAGTGCAGTGCCAACAATATCTGTACGAATATTTACAAGGTGCTAACTCAGCAACACCACATACAACACGCTCAATGCTACCGAACTGCCTGATCAGCCTCGGCAGCCATTGATCTCACAATTCTGCATACCGTTTTACGGTCGTCATCCGGCAGGCGTCTGTAGTGATCCACGAGCTCTGCCTCATCAAGGGAAAGCCCTTGGCCTGGAGCCGGCGACCGAAGCCCAGTCAAGATGTAACTGGAGTCGACGCCATGCTCAGCAAGGGCGGCGACGTACCGGAGATCCAAGGAGCTGGCCCCCAATTCGTAATTTTTCTGTGTACCCCGGCTGACTCCCAGTCTCAACCCAAATTCAGTCTGGCTGAACCCCAAGCGCTCACGCTCTTCTTTCAAGCGCTCACCCACACCAGTAGAAATGTACATTTTTTTGATCACCGAGCTTGACCTGATCAAAAATATGACCAAGAATGAACATGGACAGACGGAAACAACCACAAACAAACAGAGTACACATCATGCCCGCCACCGTTACAGCCGAGCAAGCCCGAGCGGCCCTTGATCGCAGAGGGGAGAGCATCGCTCAGTTCAGCAGGCGGCACGGATTGAACAAAAATTTAGTCAGTGACTTGCTGAACGGGCGTATCAAAGGGAAGCGCGGAGAAGCCCACCGCGCAGCCGTTTTGCTACAGATCAAAGACGGCGTCATCGCACATTAGAGGGGTAGGCTTCTTATGGAAAAGCAGAAAATAAACAGTCCGGTTCTGAAAACTCGCCGTGAAGCGGTAAGTGCCATCATTTGCACTTTTCCGGGTGGTCGCAGGTGTGCGGCAAACCTCATCGGTATGCCACTCAAAAAGTTCGACAACCATGCATACGAGAACAATAGCAGCAGGCCTTTGACGGATATGCAGCTGTACAGACTCGAAAAGGAATCAGGGACTCAGTATCTGCCGCAATACCTTGCAGCGCTCTATGGCGGTTTGTTTGTAGCGGTGGCAGATCCTGAAACGCTGGATAACGTCGAGCTTTACTCACGTTCTGTTCATGCATCTGCCCAGCGCGGCCTGGTGGATATGATCATTGCCCAGGCGCTTGAGGACGGGCGCATCAGTGGGTCGGAAGCGGGCGTAATCCTGAATGCACACAACCTGCATATGGCCGCGCGCCACGCCGAAGTGCTCGCGGCTATTGAGCTGTATCGCGACCAATCAGGGACTGGCAAATGAATAACGCATTAATAGACATGGATTACCAAGAGACAATCAGCGCTGCAGCGCTCTCATTCCTTGAGCGTCATCAAGCTGAGCATCTGGGCGATCTGGGCCAGCTCCTTTGCCGGGCGACCAGTCATTTGGTTGAAAGCTTCGGCGTCAATGAGTCCCTTGCAAACCACTGGGTGCACCAGGCCTACAGCAACATCCTGATGATCAACGGTCGCCAGCGTATAGACCTGGTGGCAAGTGAGGAAATGACAGTAGTGATCAGCGATCCCGTTCGTGGACTCGCTTGGTCAGTGCCTGTTGATTTGATTTACGAGCACTTGATCGCTGCCGGCCACGGCAAACTCGTTACACCCGCCACTTAACCCCCCTAATCATTACCTGCCCTGCGTCAGTGGGTTTGGGTGAGCTGCGTCCAGAATTGAGGTTTCACGATGGCATACGCCGTGATTATCACCACCCAACTGCCAGAGGCAGAGGCGAAAGCATTGCTGGATGCCCTGCGTGAACAGTACCGATCGAGCCTCAACGAGCACTGGTATGACGATCAATATCGTTTTGTTGCAGCAGGTCTGCGCCATGGCGCAATCCTCGCCCACGTCCCGGTAATGGCAGCGCAAAAACGCCTGATGGCTGCCTTGTCCCAAAGCCTTAAAACAGTGAATAACCAATGAGAGACGATTTACGTCATGACGTGCTGCAGCGTCTTGAGGTCGACTATGGCCTCAAGCGTCGTACAGGCACCGACTACATGCGCGGTGGCATCTGCCCAAAATGTAGCAGAAAGACTTTGTACACAAGATATTCCAAGCCCTGGTTAGTGATTTGTGGTCGTCCGGAAAAGTGCCGAAAAACCATTCATGTCAAAGAGATTTACGAGGATCTGTTTGAAGACTGGAGCAAGCGAGCGCCTGCCACGGAGAGCGCCCCAACCGCCACTGCTCGCGCATACATGGAATTTGCCCGCGGGTTCGACACTGGCTTGATTGCTGGCTGGTTCACACAGGAAACCTTCTATTCCCGTGAGCTGAATGCCGCCAGCGCGACCGTGCGCTTTGAATTGGAGAAGGGCGGCTATTGGGAGCGGCTCATTGACAGGCCTGCCCGCTTTGGCAAGCAAAAGGCCCGGTTCCAAAGGGGGAAGAGTCCAAGCGGTGGCTGGTGGTGCCCGCCATCGGTGGACTTGGTCAACACCAAAGAGCTCTGGATTGTAGAGGGGATTTTCGACGCGATTGCCTTGGTGCATAACAGCATCGATGCGGTGTCTGCGATGTCCTCCACCAATTTCCCTGATGAAGCGTTGAAAGAGCTTTGCCGGCAGCGGGGCGGGAAACTGCCTACGTTGGTATGGGGACTCGATAACGAGCCCCAGGCGCGGCGTTACACAAAACGATGGGTGAGCAAGGCTCGCGAACTGGGTTACGTCTGCAGGGCTGCGCAGATCCCCCAGCCCGGCCGGAAAGTGGACTGGAATGATCTGCATCAACGCTGGGCTTTTGAAGACGATAAGCAAAAGCGCGAGTTACGCTGCTCCGGCGACTTGGCAACTGCCCGATACCACGGTGACTTGTTGCTGGCCGAGTCGCCCAGGGAAAAGGCTGTGCTTATCCACGAGTTCGACAAAAAGTCAGAATTCGCATTCGATTATGGCAACCGCCTGTACTGGGCGAAAATTGATCAGCACAAGCTGGCCGAGGAGCAGAAAGCGATCCTCAGCAGTGACGATGGTGACGATCAACTGCTTAACGACAAGGCTGCCAGGCGCAAAGCCCTGGACAGCGTGCTTTCGATACGCCTGTTGGCCAACTGCAATTTCGAGGCGCTTTACAAGCAGGTGAACGAGTCTACGGGGGAGGCGTGGTACTACGTTCGCATCGATCCACCCGACGAGGGCCCCTCTGAGAAGATAACGTTCACGCTGAAACAGTTCGCTTCCAGTAGCGAGTTCAAGGCAAGGCTTCTGTATTCAAGTGCATCGTGGCTGGGCACACAAAAGCACCTCGATCAGATCGTCATGCAGCAAACCGAGGGCATCAAGTCTGTCGAAACCATTGACTTTGTGGGTTACAGCAAAGAGCACGAGGCATACATTTTCAATTCCATCGCCTGTCACAAGGGCGTGCTCTACAAAGCCAACGCCGAGGATTATTTCGAGTTCGGAAAAGCCCGGGTCAAATGCCTGATCAAGAACGTGAAGATCAATCCCAATCCAGATTCAAAGGGTTATAGCACCGACTGGCTGGCGCGTCTTTGGCTGTGTTTTGGAGCAAAAGGGCTGGTCACTCTGTCGTTCTGGTTCGGTTCGCTTTTCGCTGAGCAGATCCGCGCCTTGTACGAAACCTTTCCGTTTTTGGAGGCTTCCGGTGAGTCGGATGCCGGCAAGTCAACTCTGCTGATGTTTCTCTGGAAGCTTTTCGGCCGCAGCTATGAGGGGTTCGATCCGACCAAGGGCACCAATTCGGGACGTAACCGAGCGATGGGGCAGGTTGCGGGTATGCCAATCGTGCTGCTGGAGGGAGATCGCAACAGTGAGAAGTCTTTTGACTACAACGAACTGAAAGACTTCTTCGGCGGGGGGCTTTTGGGAACGCGCGGGGTCAAGAACAACACCAACGAGACCTACGAGCCGGAGTTCCGTGCCACGGTCGCAGTTGCTCAGAATGCTCCCGTTACCGGAGAGGAACAGATCCTGAGCCGTTTCGTGAAGCTGCATTTCACCAAGCCCAAGATCACACCTGAGAGCAGCGCTGCAGCAGACGCGCTTAATCATGCGGAAATGAAGGATGTCAGTAACTTTCTGGTTCAGGCGATGCAAGCTGAGCCAAAGGTGATGGCCAGGTTCGCAGAACGTTACCCGCATCATCGCGATCAACTCAGGGCAAAGCGAACCCTGGCGTCTGCCCGGGTCATCAAGAACCACAGCATGATGCTCGCACTGCTGGATTGCCTGAGCCTCATTCTGCCGCTTGATCAGGCGATGATCGAAGCGACCCAGAAGGAACTGGTCAGCATGGCGCACGAGCGTCAGTCGGCAATCAGCCTGGATCTGCCCGAGGTCATCGAATTCTGGAACGTCTACGAATACCTGGAATCGCTCAGCAGTGAGCCTGTGGTTAACCACAGCAAGAAGCCAGACGTCATCGCCATCAATCTAAACGAGTTTGCTCGCGTCGCTGCGGAACACCGCCAGAGGGTCGCGGACATCGGTTCGCTGCGTCAGCTGCTTCGTGACTGCCGATCTCATAAGTTGATCGATGCGAACCGCACAACCGACAGCGAAATTCGCAGGCTACAGCGTTTGAACACACCTCTTTGTCCGCCGCCGGAGTCGGTTAAGTGTTGGCAGTTCAAAGCCTGA